GAAGCCAACAAGGCCGTTCCCCCCGGCGTGAATTACGGCACCAAGCTGGAGGTGAACATTCGCAAGCCCGGTGCCAAGGAGTGACAACGTGAAGTGGTTTGACAACATGGTCGAGCGGGCGATGGATCGAGTTCGATCCCGGCTATCCAACCAACTGCCCCGCCAAGGCGCATTACACAGCAGCCCCCTGTCGGATATGCTCAACGGACGTGCCTGCGCGATGGTCTACTCCATCGACAACGGGTTCATCCTGATCAACCCGGACCCCACGTCGGGCGCGTCGAAGTTCGTCCACGCCAAGGATGCAGTCGAGGTCGGCGAGATCGTCGCCCGACAACTCACCCTGCAACGCATGGGTGTGGTGCAAGGCTCGTCGATCCGTGGGGCAGGTGGCCCCATGGAAGCCAACACCCTGACCGCGAAAGCCAACCAATTCAAGGCCAGCGTCAGCGGTTTCTGATTTCCCCCAACGCTCAACGGAGAACACATGAGCAACCTTGTCCCTGTCAACGTGAACATCCCCGCGCACCTCGCCGCTCGCATCGGTGCGCCGTCGGTCCTCGCCCAGTCGGTCATGGCCGGCCTGGGTGGTGGCCCTTCGTTCCCCAAGATCTCGATCAAGTCCAGCCGCTTCCGCATCAAGGACGGCGACACCGAGACCGTGCTGAACACGCTCGAACTGGAGGTGGTCATCGTCGGTGCCAACCCGCGTCTGTCGAAGACGTGGTACGCCACGAAGTGGGATCCCAACGCCGAGCCCAACGCCCCGGACTGCTACTCGCTGGATGGTGTGTCGCCGGCTGCCGATGCTGAGGATCCACAGAACGACCTGTGCGCTTCCTGCCCCAAGAACGCATGGGGCTCCGCAGTGGCTGACAACGGACAGCAACTCAAGGCGTGCCGCGACCACAAGCGGCTGGCCGTGGTGGCTGCCGACGACGCCGCTGGCCCGGTCTACCTGCTGGAGGTGACGCCCGCTGCGCTGAAGGGGCTGAACCAGTACCAGCGTGAGCTGACGATGCGCGGCATCCCCGCCGAGGTGGTCAAGACCAAGGTGTCGTTCGACAGCGATGCGTCGTTCCCCAAGCTGAAGTTCGGGTTCGGCGGCTTCCTCGACGCCGACACGCAGGCTGTGGTGGACGGGCTGTTCGGCACGCCCGAGGTGCTGGAGGTCACGGGTGAGGCTACTGCCAATGCCCCGGCCCCGGCCCCGGCCCCGGCCCCAGCGCCCGCTCCCAAGCCCCAACCGGTTGCACCCAAGCCCGTCGCGGTGGTCGCCCCGCCGCCTCCTGCCCCTGCCCCTGCCCCCACCCCGGCGGCGGAAGCGGCTCCGCGACGTGGCTTTGGGGCATCCAAGCCCGCTGCCCCGGTGGCTGATGCGCCGGTGGCTGCGCCTGCCCCTGCTCCGAGGGTGGCCCGCGCCAAGCCCGCTGCCCCGGCCCCTGTGGCCGCACCTACCGCACCTGTCGCGGTAGCCTCGCTGGCTGACGAGATCGCAGCCCTCGTCGGCGAGGTTGGAGCCGATGACGCCTAAGGCACCGCGAGCGCCGCTCGACTTCAGCAAGGTCGAGTCGCTGCGCAAGCACATGCTCCTGACAACCTCGGACCTTGCCGGGTTGTTGGGAGTGTCCCGCATGACCTATTATGGTTGGGTGAGGGGGCAGCCCCTCCGACAGGCCAACGATGAGAAGGTGCGGGCGATGCTGAGGCGGCTGCTGACCGTGATGACTGAACACCACTGGCCAACGCCACAGGTCATCGCAGCGGCGCAAGCGCAGCGGCTCGAACTGCTCAAGGCAGTCCTGGAGCAGATCAAGTAAGGGCACGGGGGAGGGGGCTCCCCCGCTTCGCAGGGGCATGATGGACACGCTGACATTCCTCCAGCGGGTCTTGCCGTCGACAGGGATCTATGCAACCGCCGTTCTCGGGCAGAACGGGATGCAGCATCGGTTCTTCTCGAAGGTTGAAGATCTCGCACGGGCCATCGTCACACTCGACGGGCGCGGCAACAACACCTACTACGCCATCTCGGCGTTCTGCGAGCCGGGCAGCCGGACGCAAGAGAACACCCGCTGCACCAAGGTGCTGCCACTCGATGTGGACTGCGGGCCGACCAAGCCCTTCCCCACATGGAAGGAAGGTCTCCTGGCACTGGGCAAGTTCGTCTCAGACGCCAAGCTCCCCAAGCCCCTGGTCATCCACTCGGGCAACGGGCTGCATGTCTACTGGGTGCTGACCGAGGAGCTGGAGCCGGCGCGGTGGCAGCCGCTGGCCAACGCCCTCAAGGCGAAGGTGGTGCAGCACCAGTTCGCCGTCAAGGATCTCGGGCTCACGGCCAACAGCGCCTTGGTGCTGAGACCCACGGGCACCCACAACCCGAAGAACAACAACGAAGTGCGGCTGCTTGTGGATGCGCCGCTGGTGGATGTTTCGACCATGGCCCAGGTGCTCGACCTGGGATCCGCCCCGCCACTATCCGTGGCCCCGAGGCCACCATCACAACTCAGCAAGTTGACACAAGCTCTGCAAGTCCAGAGCGACATCCCGCCGGCCGTTCCCATCGTGGTGCTGTCCAAGTGCCAGCAGGTGCAGTGGGCGGTGCGCAACCCGAGCGAGGTGCCTGAGCCCCTGTGGTACGACCTGATCGGCGTGGCTGCGTTCTGCGAGGATCCAGAGGCTACGGCACTGAAGTGGAGCGAGGGGCATCCCTCGTTCGATCCCAACGAGACGGTGCGCAAGCTGCACCACTGGCAGAAGGCGGCGACCGGGCCGACCACCTGCGCCAAGTTCGACACCGACCGCCCCGGTGGATGCAAGGGCTGCAAGTACAAGGACAAGATCGGCTCGCCGGCGCGGCTCGGGGTGCAGTACCAAGAGGTCGCACCACCGGCCAACGCACCACAGCAGGTTGTGGTGGAGATCCCCATGCCCAAGCCGTTCAAGCGGACGGCCGATGGGATCAAGCTGACTGTCGACGACACGGACGTGGATGTGTGCCGCTTCGACGTCTTCCCCGTTTCCTACGGGCGGGATGAGGGCCTGGGCTACGAGACGGTGCGGTACATGTGGAACCGCCCCCACGCCGGCTGGAAAGAGCTGAGCCTGCGGCAAGCATACCTGACCACCTCCCGCCTCAAGGAGTTCACCACCGAGATCGCCGACCAGGGCATCGTCCTGCCCGGGGTCAAGCCCACGGAGTACTTCCAGATCATGCTGCGCTCCTACATGGATGAGCTGCGTCAACGACGCGCCATGACCAACCTCTACACCACGATGGGCTGGAAGGAGAACTTCACCCAGTTCGTCATCGGCAACCTGTTGCTGCGCCGGCAACCCGACGGGTCAGTGTCCGAGGAGAACATCCAGATCTCATCCACCAGCACACGGCTGGGTCACGACCTCTACGATGCGGCCGGCAACCTCGACGCCTGGGTGGACTTCACCCGGCTCATCGAGAAGACCAACCTCCACGCGCACGCCTTCGCACTGGGAGTGGGATTCTCCGCCCCGCTGTACGCCTTCACCGGGCTGAAGGGGCTGACCGTCTCGCTGTACGGGCCGACCGGCGGTGGCAAGACGCTGGCGCAGTTCTGGATCCAGTCCATGTGGGGCAGCCCGGAGAAGCTGCACTTCGCAGCCAAGTTCACGCAGGCCACGTTCTTCTCTCGCCTGGGCATGTACTCCAACATGCCGATGACCATCGACGAAGCGACGATGATCGAGGACAAGGACATGGGCGACTTCGCCTACTGGGTGAGCCAGGGGCGAGACAAGGCACGACTGAACCGCAACGCCGAGGAGCGCGACGCCAAGACCTGGGCCACGCCGGTCATCGTGTCGACCAACAAGTCGTTGCAGTCCAAGCTGATCGCCAGCGGCCTGGACACCGAGGCGCAGATGATGCGGATCCTGGAGGTGACCACCCCGCCGCATCCCATGTTCACCCGCAACAGCGAGGCCGGGCGGCGGATCTACGAGTTCCTCACCGCGAACTACGGGCACGCTGGGCCGACGTTCGTCGCCCGGCTGTTGG